TACCAGTGGTCAAACTACCCTTAGTATTAATTGGGTTGTAAGCCATACCACGAATTCCTTCGATGATTTCTGGAGAAACGATAAGGTCAGTTAGACCTCTACGAGCGCCAGAAGGTGTACCACCAACGAATGAAGCGTTGATACGCTTGATCTTGGTGAATAGCTTGTTCAAGTCATTAAGAACGAAACGACCAGCAGCAGCAGAACGGAAAACGTGATAATTATTAGCGGCAGTGCTATCATTACCAGTTGAAGCTTGAGCTAGAGCGGTCATTACGAGGTTAGCAGAAGTTCTTTCTTGCTTTAGCATAACTTCTTGGGCTACGCGAGTGAAAGACTTGCTAACTACATCTAGACGGCTCTTGGCGGCGTACTTCTTATCGAAAGCGACAGCACTGTCGAGACGATAAGTAGCGATCTTTAGCTCTGAAGCGAGAGGCTGAACGACGTTCTGTGGAAGACCGCCAGCTACGCTTTGGCTATAGACCTTAATATAATCCTCGTCGAAGATGTCATAGTATAGGTCGAGAGGAATTGAAGGATTATCTTCAGCATTGAATTGAAGACTTGTGAACAAGTTAGAAATAGTTGGAGCATTGTTGATAACTTCAGCCAAAACTGGACCGATGAATTCAGCCAAAGCTACTTGAGCGTCGAAGGCTACTTCACGGTTTCTGGAGGCTAGAGCTTTGATTAGCTCAACTTGTTCATCTGTTCTCTTTAAAACGATTTTCATATTTATAAGGTAGTTAAATTAATTAGACAACGTAAGAAGTAGTACAATCGATCTGTACGAGAGCGTACTTACCAGTAGTAGTACCAGCGAAATAATCGCTCTTACCATTCTGGGAAACACGTTGACCAGTTCCAAGAATTCTACCGATGATGCTGGTAGTTCCGGTGATTGGTGATACGGTAGAAGCGGCTAGACCAGAAACCTTACCAGCATTAGCAGAGATAACGAGGTGGTTATTAACGGTCATAGAACCATCTACCCAGTCAATAGCAGTATCAGCTAGAGTAAAGATACCGCGAGTAGCGACTGGAACAGCTTGTCCAGAAAGAACGGCTTGTAGTTCAGCTCTCTTTACAGGATTATAAAGAAGTCTTTCACCGTTTTCATCTGTACTAAGGGTCTGATTTAGCGTAATACCTAAAACTGGAACACCAGCGGTAGCCGCAGTAAATTGTAGAGGTACAGCAGGATATTGAGCAGCACCCAAGAAAGGATAATCTGCTTTACCAAGTGTATTTGTGATATCGGTAGCTGTGTATTGAATTGGATCTAGGTCCAAGTTACCAGCAGATACCTTAACGAAAACACCGGCTGAACCATTGCCATTTGTGGATGGGGTGGCATCAACTGTGTCGCTTGCGAACATATTGATAACATCAACGTCGCTATATTGTCTGAATGGATATAATCTTAGTGACATATATTTTTAAAATTTAACTGTTATGTTTTCTTTACTAAAAGCCTTTCCTAACTTTTCCTTCCAAGAGACTTTTGATTCTGAAGGAGTTACTGACTGAGTAAGAACAGCGGACTCTTCAGGCTTTGCATTAGCTAAAGCAGTTTCAACTTCAACAGTCTTTTGAACTGTTTCGGCAGGTTGAGTCTTAACTTGTCCCATTCTCTTTGCCAATTCGGCTTCTAGACGCTCTTGGAAAATCTTATCTTGATCTTGTTTTGAAGCTTTGTTCTTATGTCTAAATAGAACAGCAATCTTTTCTTTAAATGAAGCAAAAGCTTCGTCTGTATTAGCTACTGTAGAAACTTCATTAGCTAGATACTTACGATCAACATCATCTAAATCATATTCGCTATCCAAATTAGCCATTCTAGAACTATAAAGTTCTTGAGCGGCTTGAGCGGAAATAGCGTTTTGTAGCTCTGCCAACTTAGCGGCAGTCTCAGCTAGTTTTTGATTGTTCTCTTCAAGATCTTTCTTGAATTGTTCAGCTTGGGCGACTGCTTCAGCCTTAGCGACTTCAGCCTTCTCCATTTCAAGCTTGATTTCGTCATTCTTAAGTTTAATGCTTTCAGCTATTTTTGCAGAAATTGAAGCAACAGCTTCCTCACTAAACTTGACAGACTCTTGCTTTTCAGCAAGAACAGTCTTTAATGCGGATAATATTTGTTCTAAATCCATAATTTTAGTTTTGGTTATATTTACAGGATCTTTTATAATTTGTGAAAATATTTTATTATTAATACTAAGTAAATCAATAGAGTTTACCTCAAAACTCTCTGCTTCATCTGTTTCCATTTCATTCTCTTCATCGTTTTCATTATTAACAGCAGATGTTCCATCATCAATTACAACACCTTGAACATCAGCAGCAGGATTAGTAGTAAATCCAATACCTAAAGGATAAATACGACCAGTAACTAAACGATAAACAGGCGTTCCATCGTTCATGAATCCAGAACCATCGAAGCCTCTTAAATATTTCTTAAATTCATCTATTTGTTCTTTTTTAGTAATAATCTCAGCATTTTTTAAATCAGTACTGCCGACTGCTACAAAATATTCGTTAAAACCAATCTCCCAACTTGCGCTTATTTTCTCATATAAAGCTGACTCAGGATCATTTGAATCCATTAGAGCATCAGCAAAATCACGATCTACAGTTTTATAAACTACAGCGGCTAATGCTATATTAAATGGGTCTAAACTATTTTTTACATCTTCATCTGATAATATTTTATTTTCACCATATGAAGAAAATGCAGAATTAACGATATGTCCAACTACTCTTTGTTTTTTATGTTCAATATTTGTTGGCTTATGAATAAAATATTTCTTAAATGCAATAGCAGTATTTGTATCAATACCATCACCGTTTTTATTAAAACGATTTACAACGGCAGCATTAAATGCAGCGCCGACTAGATCAATGTTAGTTTCTAAATTAACAGATGAAGGTATTATACTTTTTAATGGCTCCAATGAAGCTTGAGATAGCAAAATATTTTTATCAAAATTTAAAGAAGCCGTAACTATGTTATCAAATTTTGTTTTATATAAGAACATATTATTAGATTTTACACACAATATTTAGTGCTGTGATATAAAATACCAGCAGCATAACTGTCTAAATCATGTTCACTTGCTGTATTTTGTATCTCAGAAAGAATAGAAAGTTTATCTAATTTATTTGGATCATTAAGAACATCAACAGCGATAGAATTCCATTTATCAGACTCACAACCTAATATAATTGCTTCAGAAATTCCTTGAGCTAATTTCTTTTGTTCTGTATTTAATGTCTTTTTTGAATATTTCTTTTTAAGCCCAGCTTCTACAATTGAATAAAGATCTTTTGTTTTATCCATAACTTTAGCAATAGCATCTTTTGCATATACTGAAGCTTTAGAACCCAATGGACGACCTTTTTCAGTAGGTGTAGATGTTTTCTTTATTGGGGCAGGTCCAGTTGGTATATCAGGTAGAGGAGGAGCAATAGTTGGAACACCGCCAACAATTGGATTATAATAACCTTTCTTTCTTTCTTGTACAAATTTTTCTTGAGCAGAAGCAAGCTCTTCTTGAGTTGGATAAATACCTGTTTCAATAACTTTAAGACCTTCTTCTGGAGGTAGAATGCCTAACTCCATCATACGAGTAACAACTCTATTGAATTGAGTTTCATCTTTAATAGAAACTTCTTCAAATTTAGCTATAGGACACTTACCTTTAAAGCCTAAATTACGGAATATTAATTCCATTTCAGGCTGTAAGAAATCATTTAAGAAAGCTTTTCTAGCTTCTTTTAATCGCTCAAAAAATACTTGAGCTTTAACTGTTGTGTTTGCAAATTTCTCAGAACCAATGAGTATATTCTGCAATCCTTCTTTAATATCTTCATTAACAATTTTATATTTTTCATAACCAAGAACTTTATTCATGTCTGGAATAATGAATTCAGCTTTTGTTGTATAATCAGCAACAAGAACGCGGCCAACTGATTGGTTGCTCAAAAGACTTTGCATCGCTTTTATATTTTTATGATTGATACCACCCTTACTAGGTTCTGTACCCATCGTGATTAATAAAATCACATTCTCAATCGTGCGACAAATAGCTTGATCGATCTTTTTCATTTCAAGCTTAAAATTGATATCATCAAGAACTGCGAAACCAAAAGGTACAGCAAATGGTTCGTAATCTTGTTTCTTATAAAAAGAATAAATAATATCCGTAGGATTTAATTGAATCTTAAGACCATCTCTAGCCCATTGACCTAATCTTATTTTTTCTTTAGTTGCATCATCTAAACTTTCGAAAACCATCTTATCATGGTCATTTTTTGGATTCTGAAGTCTTTCTAATTCATATTCAGAAAGTATTTTCTGATAAACAACTTGTTTCCAAGAACTAGTGTGATTAGTAGTTAAATAAAATGGATTTAAAAGAATATATTGAACAGGAATTAAATTTTTAACATCATATGGCGTTGGATAATTGTATAATTTAATGTCTGTATTGTAGGATGAGCCATCGTATGACGCATATGTCTCAAGAATCTTCTGAAAATCATCTATTTCAAACTTTGCATTTATTTTATAAAAGAAAACATTACCGCTGCGATAGTATTCACGAAAATATTGATCTTTAACGTTCCAAAGTCTAACATACTTCATCCATTTAGTAAAAAAGTCTTTTGCTTTTTGACTTCCACCTTCTAAATATATTTCAGCGTTAGCAAATTCTGACATGATATCAACTGCATTTCTAAAGATAGCAACGTTTGCATATGCTTTTTGACATAATTCTATAGCATCTCTAATGTTATAACCATTTATAGAAAACTCGAAAGGCAACAAACCTTCTCTGATGTTGCCGTATTTATAAATTTTAGGTCCAACATATGCTAGA